GACCATAGACACCCAATGACAGTAAACAGGCACCAGATACGGCGCGGAACACCAGGTTGCCATTGGCCGGAGTAATAGCGATGGCGTTACCAGATTGGCTGTTGCCGATGCTTTGGATGCCACCCGGCTTAATCAAAAACCCACCACCGCTTAATCCCAGCTCTGGGACAGCGATGCCACCCGATTGGGTAGTCTCAACCTGGATAGCCCCACTTTGGGCACCAACCCAGGCGTTGTACAGCGTCGAAAGGTTGATCGTGGTACCAACGAGATCTGCATTACCGCCCGAGCATACATCAAGGGCATACGTCTGGCCGCTGGCTACGACTTGTTGGTGGAGAAAAGCTCCACCAGAAGACGACCCCAGGGAAAAGGCGTTGGTAGTAGGCCCCGCTGTGGTTGCGGCGTAACCACTATTGGCTTTATTAAACGATGCGCTCTGGGTACAAGTAAACTGCCAGGCATTTATGCTCATTAAAATACTCCTAGGTTCTAAACCCGTTAAGCAATTAGAGTCGCTTTTACACCGAGGTCAACGCTTACAACATCGAACATATTGGCCATATCCTCAGGTTCCAGGAAATCGCCAGGCACCACCCGTACCTCCCACACATGGTTGTTCCCCACTACCAGGGTGCCCAACTTCGTGCTGGCCAGGCTCGGTGGTACGTAGAGGGTGATAAGCGATTCCCACCAGGTAATGTACGTGTCCAGGTTGGTGAGCCAATCACGTTTATTGGGGCTTCCAATGGCCATTGAGATGGGGTACAGGATGCTTGTTTTGGTAAAAGCTACATACTGCAATTCGATGCGTTTCTTGGAGTCTTTGCAAATGGTGATCTGGGTACTTGCATCCACCCCCGGCTGGCGTTTTACCCCTTTACGTTTCACCACGGGTGCGGCGGTTCCATCCAAAATAAAGTTCAATGCCGTCACATCCGTTACTATGGCATTGAAGATTTCGTTAAGCATGGTTAAGACCTTGGAGGGGATAACACCCCCACCAACGGGTAATCCCGTGAAATCAAACAGGCTGTAGAAACCAGCAGACATTTAAGTTCCCTGGTAGCAGATCAACCTAAAACGCTGTACGCCATTGCTATCTAGGTCAAGCAACCCCACATGCGTTACATACCAGTTAACCCCCGCCTGGTCGGTCACCCGGTCGTCCATTTTGGGTGCCAGTTGCAGCCCGCTTACCATGCTGCCACTTAGCTGGCTGGCCCATAAATGCACTGAGCGGGTCTGCTGCTCAAACAAGCTCGGGTTGCGTTGGAAATCTAATTCATTCAGTTGCTCCCAGTAGGCGTTGGCAACAATGAAGCCACTGACGAACACACCCTCGTTTACCTTGCTGGCGTAGATAACGGTCTGGAGATCATCCACGCATTTCCAGTCATTCGAGAGGTCTAAAGTCATTACAACATCATCCTAGTTCGTACCACGTAGGGTTTGGCCTGGTTTTCCTTCAAGTACAGGTCGTTGAGAATGTCGTTAATGGCGGCCCGCCATTCGGTGCGCTCCACCTTCTTACCATCGACCGTGTAACTTGGTTGCGGATTGGCGCTATCCGCAACCAAGGCAGCCTCGTACCCACTAATGGCCTGGGCAATGTTAGAGTAACCCGGCATGGAAACCCCTTAGTTGGTCGACTGGATAACGAAACGGGGTTCACGCACAACAAACTGGCCGGAGAACTGCGTAACCCACTCGTTGACAATGTTGCGGCCGAGTAACTCGCTACCACTGGGGTTGGCCTGGTCGACCCTTATGTCCCAGGCACTGCGCCATACGAACGATTTCTGGGGATCGCCCGCATACCAGTAGATCTGGGCGTTGGCCTCGCTAATACCCGCATCCAGCAACACCTGGTGCCAAATGTTGGAGTAGTGCGGGGTCCAATTGTAGAGCTGGCTACCCGCCTGCTGGCCGGCACTGGTGGTCAGGTTAGGTGGGAAGGTGGAACCGGCCCCCTGGGTCGGGCTGGTAGCGGGCGTGCCGGTGGCCAACATGATTTCCTGTTGGCGACGGATATACAGGGTACGCTGCCAGTTGGCGGCATCGACCAGCACCTTCTTGATTTCGGTCTTAAAGGGCAGGCCGTTTACCGGATCGCGCATCAGGTTAAGCAACTGCTGGGCTGCTTGCAGGTTGGTCCAATCGACCAAAGTATTGGCAGCTTTGCTGTTAATGAAGTTGTAAGCGTTGGGTAGGTTAGGGTTGGTGGTCACACCCGCCGTCTGGTAGGTGGGGTTGGGCGTGCTGTCGATGGTAGCGTTCATACGGAAGCTATCACCGATTTGCTTGGTCACGCTACTGGGGATGACGCTGCTTACCACCCGGTTAAGGCCCATCACCCCGGCGGCGATGATGTACTCCTTTTCGTAGCCCAGACCGGCACCGACACTTTCGGCGCTGTTCATCAACTCGCCACCCAGATCGTAAACCACCGTGTTGCGGTCCAAACCCAGTTTCATACCGATGGTCATGTTGGGGCGGGCCCACACCCACAACTCGTTCATGCCCACGTTGGGGAACTCGACCCCCGGCTGCACTACCTCGCCCCTGGGGGCCACGTAGGGGATACCCTGGATCTTGCCACCGTTAACCCGCGTGGGTTCGGTGGTCACAAACTCGTCACCAATGAAATCGGGCCGGTTGTAACCCTCAAGCAACCGCACCTCGACCAAACCACCGATGCTGGCGTTCCAGGCGTTAATATCCTGGAACACGCTGGGGCCAACACCGGCCACGTCCTCAAACAGGGCGCGCTGCTGGCTACCCCGTGCCTCCACCAGCTTATCCACAAAGCTGCTACTGGGCGGTCCCTCGTGTAACTCGCTAATAAACTGGTGGCCCAGGAACTCTTCCGTCAAGGCCCTTACACTAAACTCCTGGGGGTTGATTTGCTGGGCCTGGTGGTCCACGTAGCCTTTGCCGGTCACCGGGTTCACTTTCACGCCCAGTAGCTCGCGCAGCTTGCTTTTGAAAGCAGCGCCGGTCTTGGCCTCTTTGAGCATCTGGCGCACATTGCGTCCACTAATCATATGATACTACTCCTACTTTTGGCTTGTATTGGGTTAGGGGGGTTAGTTGGCAATGCCACCAAAGACCACCACGGACTGTAAGGTCACCACCAGGTTGCCCGTACCACTGGCTACCGCTGTTTGGAACTCTTCCACCTTGCCAATGGCGCTGGCCTGGCCTGAACACTGCATAATTTCCTGGGGCTGGTAGTAACCGGAGGATTGGTCCTGGGTAAAGCTAACAAAGGTCCCAGGGTTGTAACTGCTGCCACTGACAGCAGGGAAGGGGTAACTGAAGATACCCGTCAGGGCTACCGGCACATGGCCGCTAAACACGCTGTAGCTGTTGTTCTGGCCCATGCTCACACCCAGAAACTGGCTGCGGGCACCCGACCAACTCTGGGTCTCACTACCACTCAGTAGCGGCATATTGGATACGGGCACCACATTACCACTCATAAGAATGATCAGGTCGCCCACGTTAACTTGCACACCCGAGGCCACTGGGTAGTCGGCGACTTCCAGGTTGCCACGCATGTAACGGTTCACACTATAGCTGCTCGGTGCGGCCATGCTTTAGTTACCCCTTAAAATAGAAACATAGTTCGGGCCTTGCGCCGTATCGCCATTCGTTACGGCTGGTTTGATCCCGGATTTCACTTTCTTCACTAAACTGCCACGTTTCAGGAAGTTCAGGTGTTTCTCGCGTGCCGCAGTGCTGGGCAGATCGCTTAACAAACCCACCAGCTCGGCATCAGGGGCCAACTGGTGTTGCTCACACAGCAAACGGCACGCTTTCTCCAGTTTCAGGATCTTTAATTCGGTACGTTCCCCCTCCTCTAACTCACTTTCCTCGCCCTCTGTTTCGGCCCCTTCCTCTTCACCCTCTTCACCCTCGTCCTTCTCTTCCTCCTGATACTGCTTGGCGTGGGTCTTCAGGTGTTCCTTTACTTTCTTGGCTACCTCCTCCGGGGTCAGGGTACCGGCAAAGAACTCCTTCACCAGGTCGTCTACCGCGTGCAAACAGGCCTCTTCGTAATGCTGCTCGGCGCTCTGCTCGGTAGTCTCTTCACCCGTTTCCTCTTCACCTTCTTCCACACCAATGTCGTTAAACAGGCTTTTGGTGGTACCGGGGTCGGCCACTACATCAACGCACTTAACGTGTTGGATGGACATGCACTCTTCCCGGCCGTTGGCGTCCTTGGGTCCCACTACCCCGACCATGACCGGGCTCAGGCCAAACATGTCGGGCATCTCTTCAGCAGATTCGAAGATGACCTCGGCCCAGGGATGTTTCTTCAAAATCTTCAAATCGGCCCTAATACCGCCTGGGGTATCGTGGATGTTTTGCAATTTACCAATACGGCGGGTAAACTCGGTGGGTTTGTACATACCCTTTAGGCTGCGGTCGGCCTGGTGGGCCAGGTTCACTTTGAAACCCGCGTTCTCAAACAAGGGGATGGCCTTGGCCCTTACCTCGGTAGCGTAATGGGTGCCGTTAAGGCTTTGCTCACCCAACACCAGCACGTCGTACAACATGCCGGCATCGCGATCCACCCTTACCTTGGTCTGGGTGTCGGGCTGGAATTGCTCGATCAATGCTTTACGGGTGGGTTTCTTATCCAGTTTCTTGGCCATTATTAATCCTCTACTAAGTGCTTGCTAACCAGGTCTATTTACATCGCGCTGGTACTCGGCTCCTGGCGTACCACTGGGGGCACCATTCTCTTCCCCCTCTGGTGTTCCTTCATTAGTTGGTTCAAGCGCCTGCATTTCCGGGTCGTTCTCCTCGTCCAAAATGTTGGCGCGCTCCACATCGTAATCCAGGTTTTCGCGGGCACTCCAGGTACGCTTGGAAAGCAGTTTGTTCTGGCGCAACACGGCGCAAATCTCGGTTTCCTGCTGCAAGTTACGGGCAGCAATGGGTACCCCCTCGGCCTCCACCTGTACTTGTTCCAAAACATCCTGGGGTAGAATGCCCTGCTCGGCACCAATGCGCAGGGCGTAATGGCACACTTCCACAAATTTCTTAATGGTTGAGAACTGATCCCACTCGCAGCGTTTTACCAGGGGGCTTTCCTGCACCAACGCAGCAGCAAAGTTGGCCTGGACATCGGCAGTAAACACCCAGGCGGGCACGCGCATCTTTACGGCGGCTGCTCGTAAAGTGCTATCTAGCATCAGCTGGCAATTCTCGGCATTACCCGTGGGACCGTTCTGGAACTCCAGGCCCTTGGGGATGTCGTGGACCTCGCCGGGCTGTACCATCGTCACGTTTTCAATGTTGCCCTGGCCATTCCCACCAGGGTTGGTCACGTTGTACTGCGGTAACTGCAAATCCGTGCTGGCGGCCTGCAAGGCTAACACCGCACCGGCGTTGGCTTGCTGGAACTGGCGCACGTAAGCAATACTCTGGCGTACTGCCTCACCCTGCCTACCGGCCCGGTTCAGTTTGTCGGCATCGCTTAACAGGTCTTGCAAGTTAAAGAAATCGCTAATACCCCGCTTTACATTCATGTCCAAATGGTTCTTGAACATGAGCATTTCATTAGCGTTTACCGTCTCGCCATCGGCACTATCGCTGCTGTACCAAATGTGGTAGGCCTGGATATCCACCCGGTCATCGGGGTCGGTTAAGATGCCAAACGACCACTCAGGTGAGCTATCGGTAATGTAGCGCACCTGCTCCGGTTCCACTGCTCTAACCTTGGTAACGCCATCGTCCTGGGGGAAGAAACGGAGGAAGGCATCGCCATCGCGGCGGGGCCGTATATAGAACTCACGTTCCAGCATCCACCAGTAGTTCCTATTAAGGAAATCTTCCAGGAACTTGTTACAGGATTTGATTAACCCGGCACTGGCTTTGGCGTACTTGCGGCTTTGGGCGTGGTACTCGTAACCCGTACCCACCACGTAATCGGCCAGGCATTCCAGTGCCCCCTGGGCGTAGGGGTTGGTTTCGTACAGGTAACGGCTATAAGCCCGGAACAGGTCTAACTGTCCCTGGGTTAGATAGATGTAGTTTTGGCTATACCTGTAATCGAAACGGGCCGGGAACAGGGGGAACAGCAGTTTCAGGCCATCGTAAAATTGCGCCCAGGGGTTAACCAGCTCGAAAGGTGGGGCGTAGGCCGTCTGCTCCATTAACAGCTTTTGCTGGGCCTGGGTATTACCCTGGGCTAACGCCGAAAGGGGGTCGAGTAAGCGATTGAGCTCTGCCCTATCGCGTTTGGCCCACATGTTATCCAAATGCCGTTGGGCCTCCAACGACTGGAGGGTGGGGCTTTTAATGGTAGGTTGGGGATGGGCGGTTTTGCGTTTGAATGGCCACATACTTCTATTACAGGGAGTATGTGGATTTTAGGTCAAGGGGGTTGTGGATAATTTTATGCTAAACTCTTAACCTGGGATTGCCCTGGTGATTAGATGTTGGGCTTTGTACCTCCCCTACCATTTCTAAGAAAGCTTGGACAATAGAGCATAAGGCGTCGGGTCCATCGTCGTGTTTACCCGTGGGGAAGGCTTTCAGTTGGTTTATTAACAACTGATTACCCGGTGTATTCTTAATGTGTAGTTTCTTCTGGGCCAACCAGGGCGTCAAGGTTATCCTAATCTTCACTTCCTTGTTCATGGTGGAGTATATCTTACGGGTAGGACAGCAGCCACCAAGGGTTGCTACCAGGTTGGTTATCTGGTCGGCTATTACCTCCTGGAAGTTATTACACTCCGGTACAAAGGCATCGGGTTTACGCTGGACGATTAACTGGGCGCTAGTCTGGACCAATTGCTCGCTGGTTAGCCTGAGCATGGTAGTATCTTCTAACCACAAATGACCCCTGCGGTCCATAAGGGCATAGGGGATAGCACTAAAGTCACCCTGCTTGGCATCCTTACCCATGCTGGGGTCAAGGGCCATAAGCGTACAAAACAGGTCCGGGGGTTTGGCGTTTAAGAACTGGGACTGCACCTGGGTTAAACCAATGGGCGTGTGCTCGTAAACCACCCCATCGAAATAGTTGCGCGGCCATTCCGTGGAACTGGGGTCCCCCTGGGGGTTCTGCATGTAGAGCGAATCCCATAAATAGCCTTCACCCGACTGTTCGAGTCCTACCCTAATCTGTTCAAGATCCTGGGCGTTAAAGCGTTCCGGCCACAATGGGGTATTTACCGGGCGTTGTAAGGGATCATCGGCCCCCTCACTTAACACGGGGATACGGATACTGGTCCAGGGCATACCCCCCTTGTCCTTTAGTTCCTCAACTTTACCAACAATGTCCTCGGGATGGCGTCTACTTAACACCAGAATACACTTGCCATTGGGTTCTAACCTTGTCAGGGCATCGCCCATAAACCACTTCCAAACACGGTCACGGTACAACGTGCTTTCGGCCTCCCGTTGGTTTTTGATGAGATCGTCGCCAATGAGCAGGTCGGCACCCCGGCCGGTAATGGGTCCCAGGGTGCCGGCTGTGTGCATGCCGCCCCCGTGGTCCCGTACACTCCAGTTGTCGTCGCGCTTTCTATCTAAATGGAGATTGAATAACTTACCACTATGGCGTGAGAAAAGGTCACGGGCCTTGGCCCCCCACTCACTGGCAAAGTCGCTACCATAGCCCGTAAGTAATACCTGTTTGCTGGGGCATAGAGAGAGGAAGTACGGGGGTAAATGCTTACTGAAGAACTCACTCTTGCCATGCCTTACGGGTAACTGCACCAGCAAGCCGGCCTGGCCTGGGGTGCGTAGCAGGTTCATTAGAGCGCGTTCAAGGTAATGCAGGTGGGCTGGAGTTTGGAAGTTCCTTGAAACCGCTTGGCAATAGAGGAGGGGTGTCAGAGGTTTCGGTGTTTGCCTGGTGGTCAAGGGTCTGGGGGCTGTTGTAGAGGATGTCGTACTGTGCTGAATCATACAAAGGCTTCTCTTCCGTTATGATTCGATCTGGGAATAGACCGAAGCGTTTGGCCAGTAAATCGTAAGCGCGTTTC